CGAGAGAGGTTATCTTCCTACCACAAGTATGAAGATGATACCGTTGATCAGCCATTTTTGACACCAGATACGGTAATAGAGTAATTATATGATTCCTATTTCATGTAAATGCATCACTTATGGCAGAGTGAACGTATTGGAAGAGGCTCTATATTCATTCTTGATACAAAATTATAAGGGCGATTCAGAACTGTTGATTGTTAATGATTATCCTTTTCAAAAGTTGATTTTTGATCATCCCCAAGTTAGGATCATTAATTTAGATAAAACATTTGATACTATAGGCGAAAAAGAAAATTTTGCAATATCTAATTGTAAATACGACACCATAGCGGTTTGGGATGATGATGATATTGCCCTATCAAATCACCTATCTAATATAAATAAATATTTTGTTGACGAAGCCGACCTATTACATTGGCAAAGGGGAGTATTTTTTAATGATGGTAAAATTACAGACATAACTAGCCTAGGAAATTCTGGAATAGTATATAGTAAGAAAATATGGGAAAAACTGGGCGGTCACGCACTAGAGAATGCTGGATACGACATGACGTTCGTAATCAATATTAAGCAGCACTCAAATAAAATAATTCTAGCCTCACCTCCAGATAGCGAGGTTAGCTGGTTTTATTACTGGGCCAATCGTAGTTATCATATGAGCGGTTTAGGCAATGATACTCCAGATAGACCAAATATTGTTCAAAGAACAATGGAGCATACAGAGAACATGAGAAAGCAAGGAAAAATCAAAACAGGAGAAATCATACTGCAACCAAGATGGAACCAACAATATGATTTATTATTAAAAGAATTTTTGGAGGATAGAAATGAATAGATGTGATATTATAAATAAAATTATAGATAAAATAAATGCAAAAAAATATTTAGAAATAGGTATTCATGATGGTGGAAATTTTAATCGAATAAATTGTAAATATAAAGTCGGAGTAGATCCAAACACTAATTGCCCCTGTGAATATCATATGACTTCTGATGATTTTTTTGCTAAAAATAAAGAAAAATTTGATGTTATATTTATTGATGGACTTCATCATTCAGACACTGTAGAAAGAGATATAAATAATGCATTAAAAATATTGTCTATCAATGGATATATAGTTTGCCACGATATGAATCCATTGTCAGAATTAATACAAAAAGTTCCACAAGAAACTGGCGAGTGGACAGGAGATTGTTGGAAAGCGTGGGTAAAAATTAAATCTACTAATCCAAATGTATATATGAGAGTTGTTGACACAGACTATGGTTGCGGAATTATAACTCGCGGCAAACAAAATTTAATAAAGATAAATTGTGATTTAACATATAATAATTTAGAACAAAATAGAAACAGTTGGTTAAATTTAATTACCATAAATGATTTTATTTCAGAATTATCATGAATTTATCTATATTAATAAACAGTTGTGACAAATATGAATTTATTTGGAACCAATTTGTAAAACTATTTAATAAATATTGGGACTATAATATCAATGTTCCTATATATTTCTTAACAGAAGATAAGCCTATAAGTAATACCAATTTTATACCAATAACTAATGGTAAGTTGGATTGGACCAAATCTGTTCAATTAGCTTTAAATCAAATAAATACAAAATATATACTGTGGTTACAAGATGATTATTTTTTAAGAAAAACTATATATAAAGATAACTTAATGGATTATCTAGAGTTCATACAGTACTATAATGTTGGGCGATTTGGAATACATGGTGATAGCAATTTATACTATTTAAATAAAGATAGTAATTCATCATATTTTAGATATCGACAAAATAGCTTATATACCATTTCTTTACAAGCATCTATATGGAACAAAGAATTTTTTCAATCTTGTCTGCATGCTGACGAAGAAAGTCCGTGGCAATTTGAAATAGATGGAACATCTAGATTAAATAAAACTAATCATAAAATTTTTGTAGATCTTCAATATATACCTTGGTATCAAGAAGCACTAAAACAAGGGCAATATACAAAAGATTATTTTGATATTTGTAAACAGGAGAACATATGAAAAAAGCGATTATATTTGGCGTTACTGGTCAGGATGGAAGCCATCTCTCTGACTTACTATTGAGTAAAAATTATCAGGTCGTTGGAGTTACCAGAAGATCAAGCACTGATAATACACAAAGAATAAAACATATATTAAATAATAAAAACTTCGAATTGATTGAAGGCGATATTACAGATTATAGTAGTATCTTAAACGTCCTTTCTAGTTACGAAAGCGTAGATGAAGTATACAACCTAGCGGCTCAGTCCCATGTGGGTACATCGTTTCAACAACCCGCTCTAACATGGGATATTACAGGTAAGGGTTGTATGAATATATTGCAGGCAATCGTAGATCTTGGAAAATTTACAACTAGATTTTATCAGGCGTCTTCTAGCGAAATGTTCGGTAGTTCTTATGATATTGCACCAGATGGTACAAAATATCAAAATGAAAATACTAAATTTATGCCAAATTCTCCATATGCAATTTCAAAATGTGCAGCACATTATTCAGTCAGGCTATACAGAGAAGCATATAATTTACATGCTAGCTGTGGAATACTATTTAATCACGAAGGACCACGGCGTGGAGATAATTTTGTTACCAAAAAAATAACTAATTGGATTTCTAACTACAAAAAATGGTTAATTAATAATAATTTTGACACTAACTATCTATGCTATTCTGACATAAATATTTATGGACTTAATGATACCTCCTTTCCAAAACTTAAATTAGGTAATATTAATGCTTATAGAGATTGGGGATATGCCCCAGACTTTGTTAGAGCGATGTGGTCAATGTTACAACAAGATTATCCAGATGATTATGTGATATGCACAGGGAAAAGTCATACTGTTTCCGAATTTTTAGATATAGCTTTTAATTATGTTAATATACCAGATTGGAAACACTTAGTACATATAGATAAAGACTTATATCGACCATCAGACGTAGAATATCTTCGCGGAGATTGCTCTAAAGCGCAGAATAAGCTTGGCTGGAAACCAGAATATTCACTAAATCAATTAATTAAAATTATGTTAGATGAAAACTTACAAAGTACACATTGACATATCTGATATATTCAATGATATTAAACAGCTTAATATACGAGATTATTTTCAGCCTTTTATAGTTAAATTTATTCAAGGGAAAAATCCAGACGATATATGTCATAAAGTATTAGTAGATATAATACGACAAATATTAAAAAAAGATCAATCCATTAATAATAGAATTTTTTGTCGATCTATTAGATTTAAAATTCGTTTTGATAAAATTTATACATCATGAAAAGAAACTATAATGATGAAGAATATGCTAAATTTAGGCAAGATGTATTAAAACGAGACAAACGAATGTGTAAAATGCCTAATTGTAAATCTAGGGTAAGCCTACAAGTACATCATATTAAAAGATGGTCAAGTGCTCATTCTTTACGTTATGATATTAATAATGGCATAACTTTATGTAAAAAATGCCATAAATCAATTAGCGGGAAAGAGCACCATTATGAATCTTTATTTATAGAAATAATAAATCATGCCTAAACCACCACCTTATACAGTAATAAAAGACACTCGCGAACAAAATGGATATTATTTTCCTAAAAATTTGTGGTGTAATGGCTCCATAGATCACAAATTAGATACTGGTGACTATACAATACAGGGTTTAGAAGACAAACTTTGTATAGAGCGAAAAGGGTGTATTGAAGAATTAGCCATTAACTTAGGACAAAAAAAATACCCATTTATGGCAGAAATAGAGCGTATGAAGCCTTTTCTACATAAATTTATAATATTAGAATTTTCATTAAGTGATTTATTGAAATTTCCAGAAGATACTAGAATACCGGTAAGTAATAAAGATGCGCTTAAAATTACTGGTAAATATATGCTTAAATGTCTTATAGAATTTCAAATGTATGAGAATATAAATATCTTATTTTGTGATAATAAATTTAACGCCTTTGTTACGGTTTGTAGTATAATGAAGAGGGTAAATGAAATGTACACCGTAGGAAGGAAAAAATAATGGCAGAGCCAGAATTACTTAAAGATTTCCACGACTATGGATCAAATATAGGAAGCAGGGATATATTTTTACACAATCATTATCATTCAGAAGATAATCAAAATCCCGGCGTAGAGTATAGGATGTCTAATACTTTTATTAAAAATTTAAGAGCATTAGATATGAGAAGTAACGCAAATATAACTATTCATTGCCACAGCATTGGTGGCGAATGGGCTGATGGAATGGCTATTTATGATGCCATACAAATGTGTAGATCGTATGTTACAATGATTATATATGGACAAGCAGAATCTATGAGTAGCATATTTATGCAGGCGGCTGATTACAGATATATGACTCCACATGCTCATTTTATGTGTCATTACGGTTCCAGTGACATTAATACTGACTATTTAAGTGCTATGAATCAAGCTGACTATGAAAAAAGAATAGCAGATGTAATGTTCGAAATATATGCAAATCGATGTGTAAATGGAAAATTTTTCTATGAAAAGTTTGGCAAAAAACCTAGTGCCAAACAAGTAAAACAATATCTAATTAGAAAATTAAAATCTGGAGATTGGTACTTAAGCGCAGAAGAAGCAGTATATTATGGATTTGCGGACTCAATAATAAAAGATTGGCATATTACTTCATGAGCAATCTAAAAAATATAGATGAGGCTTGGTTAGGTTTAGATAATGTTGGCGTTGAAATCTTCAACCCGATGTGTTTATTAAAACCTTCAGATGAAGACTTTCATTTAAAATTGGCTTATATAATGACTAGGCCAGAGTATTTGTCATTTATAACCAGCAAAATACTTAATATCCAATTATTACCGTTACAGTCATTAATACTTCATGAGCTTTGGGAAAGAAAATTTCCAATGCTTATTGCAACCCGTGGTGGCGGCAAGTCATTTATATTAGCTCTATATTCTGTATTAAGAGCGCTTTTGTTGCCAAGAAGAAAAATAGTTGTAGTTGGTGCGGCTTTTAGGCAGAGTAAAGTTTTGTTTGAATATATGGAAACTATTTGGAGAAATTCTCCAATGTTAAGAGATATTTGCGACGGGGATAGTGGCCCAAGAAGAGATACTGATCGCTGTGTTCTTAGGCTAAATGATAGCACAGTAACATGTTTACCTCTTGGCGACGGCCAGAAGATTAGAGGACAGCGAGCTAATGATATTATTTGCGACGAGTTCGCTAGCGTTCCAAGAGAAATTTTTGAAAATGTTGTTGCTGGCTTTGCTGCTGTTAGTTCTGATCCAGTAGAAAATGTTAAAAAATATGCAGCGCAAAAAAGAGCTAAAACAGAAGGAATAATACTTCAAGACGATAAACAAGAAAGTAAAAAAGATAATCAAATTATCATATCTGGTA